TGTTGGTAGATATAAGTTGCATATGGATTTTGTGCCATCATTGTTGCGATAGACCTGAAATTGAATCCATTTTTATTTTCAAATAGTAACATATCTGCACCAACCAAATCGGTAGAAGCTGGTCTTGCATACAAAGATAACCAACTAATTGCTTCAAATGGTTTAAGTAATGGCACAACAAAATCATAAAGACCAGTGGTCTGTTCAATTGTGTATAGTTTGTTGTTTGGTGTTTTTAATTTGTGAAACAGTATGTCTGTGACCATATCAGATATTTTCCAACCTGTGTATGATTTGGATACTTTGATTTGTTCAGATAGTATCAATTCTTCCGAACAAAAGTACAGTTTATAAGTTTCACTACTTAGGTTACCGGTTGGTTTTCTGTCACCAATTTTGTAGATTCTAAAAGTTTTCTTGATGTTTTTTTGACCATCTTGTGTCTTACCAAAAGAAATGTCAATCAATTCTTTACCGGTGATTTGCATCTTTTCAATCAAACCCAAAGAATCTCTCAACATAACATAACCAGAAGCAGAAAAACTATAAATGTCCTCAAAATAGGACAATTCAATAACTAGTCTCTTTAAATCAATTACATCACCACCGGCGGTGGTTAATGCAATTTTTTCTATACCAGCATCTTGTGTTGAATAGGTGCCGGTTGTATCTGAAAAATCATCCATATTAACTCATCAGAGCTCGAAACTCTTGTTCTAATTGTGACGCATAATCTCTGTTCAGTAACTTAATACTTCTCTTTGTATCATTCAATTCTACTTCATATTCATAATTTGATAGAGATTTCTTTTCTACTTGATAGATAACATCACCACTGGACATTTCAAAAGTTTTCGTTTCTTCAATGGTACTGTTATATTCCGCTTGACTTATGGTATATGTGTTGACTGTTGTTATATTGTCCAACAAATTAGTTAATGTTATAACTTTTTGATATGAGTGTATGCCTTCAGGATTCTCATATTTGTCCTCAATATAAGATACCAAATTTCTATAATCTAGTGGCCAATCCCATTGTGGATCCATCATTTGATTACTGAACAATACGATCCAGTAACGATTAACATCACCATAATACTTGTATGCAACAATCTCAGGTGTATCACCTTCTTGCACATCATATTCGTAATATAGTAACGGATTCTTTAAAACGGCAGGAATAATACTCAGTCTGGCCATGATATTTCTGTATATAACAGAATTACCATATTTGTCCGTTACTGATATTCTTGGAGTGCTTTCAAAATATTTCATCTTTCAGACTCTATTGATGTTCTATCGACAAGTTCTGTTTCTCTGAACGAAACTGTCATTGTTGTTTGTACAGGTGCACCGTTTCTAAGTGCAGCCCAGCCGTTTGGTGCATAGTCAACAGAAATATTTGTGACCACACTTCTTCTGATTGGATTCAGATTGTAATTTGGTTGTCCGTTGAAAAAGAAAGAAACATCAAAAACGGAAGGCGGTGTGAAGAAGAAACCAGACAACTTGTTATTGATTGTCGGTGCCGCATACTTTCTGAATGTTTTGATGATTTCTTTGACTGTATTCGCTTCTCTTTCAGAAATTGGTGTAAATACAAAAGTCATTTCATACTCACGGAAATCAATACCTTCAAAGATTTGTTGTTCTTGTGGGTTGAACACATAACCCAATTTATTTAAGGCCAATCGTCCTGCAGCATTATCTCTTATACCAGATGTGATGGCTCTTGCAATTTGGCCAACTAAAGGCACAGAACCCGCTGCATCAGCAACACTCAACCTATCGTATTGTACACCATATGAAAAATTTAAAGTGTCTGGCATACTCAAGCGTATTGTTGACACAGTTTTTGTTAGTTGTGGTCCATAATTTAATCTTGGTGCATTTCCGAAAGACTCAATCGCATCATTAACAATCTTTCCTGTTGAACTATTTTTTAGATATTCGGCACCTTGTGTCACAAAATCAACTACTTTGGCCGCTGCCGTTGTTGCGGTTCTTTGTGCTGCAGCCACTGTTTGAAAAGGACGTTGTATTTGTTCGATTGTGTTATTTACTGTACTTTCAACATTTTTCAATTCTACAGGTTTTATGTCACTAATGTCAAATTGTACGGTGTGTCCTTTACCAATAAAACCTGCATCTAGTGGATAAACTAAACTGGTATAAGCATACTTGTTTTGATATAATGGTGCCATTGGACCTGTCACAGAATCATTATTTGCTTCAACAGTTACACCACCACCAAAAGGAATTGTGGCAGTTGAATATGATGTACCTTGATTTATGTCACCATAACTTTGCTCTGGACTCAGAGGTTGTTGAGCCATTTGCCTCATTTTTAGTTCATCACGATAGAATTGTGCTAATTCATCTTGTGTGCGGTTTGTCATTTTGTTTTTGAAAAAAGATTATACATAGTATTTATGGCATATTCTGGAACATTTAGACCTACAAATCCTGCAAAATACGCAGGAGACCACACAAATATCATATACCGCTCATCATGGGAATGTCGGGTGATGGCATGGCTCGACAAAAATCCAAACGTGATATCTTGGGCATCAGAAGAATTAATTGTGCCATACATTTCACCTGTGGATGGTAAGAAACACAGATACTTCCCAGATTTTCTGGTCAAAGTCAAAACTGCTGACGGCAAAACCAAGACTATGATGATTGAGGTCAAACCCAAGAAACAGACCAAAGAACCAGAAAAGAAGAAACGAATTACCAAGCAGTACATACAAGAAGTTGCGACCTGGGGCGTCAATCAGGCCAAATGGAAGGCTGCAAATGAATACTGCTTGGACCGTGGTTGGGAATTCAAAATCTTCACAGAGGAACATCTCGGACTATAACCTAAATATGAGATGACTACAAAACCATCCGTACTTACCTCATTACGCCAAGAAAAAGTTGACCTCGAACATCAAACGATGAGTCGTGATTCTCTTGCTTGGTTGATGCAACGAATCAATGACCTGAGAAATCCCTCTAGGTTGGCACTACCAATCACCAAAGAAAAGTCTCGTTTCACCCGTTCCAGCGACAAACAGAAGTTTCTTATGGGTGGATTGTACTATTTTGTGTATGATCCTAAGGGTAAAGATGATATGCCATATTATGATAGATTCCCATTGGTGATGCCTCTGAAAAGAGAATCAGATGGTTTCTTAGGTTTGAATTTTCATTACTTACCAATCAGACATAGAATTGCTTTTGCAAAGAAACTATTGCCACTTGCAATTTACAATGATGAAGATGAGATAAAAAGAATAAGGATAACATATCCTATTTTAAATGCCTCATCGAAATATAGAGAATTTAGGCCTTGTTTGAAGAAATACCTCTATTCTCACATAAAATCCAGAATTCTTGCAGTTGAACCACAGGAATGGGATATTGCGATGTACTTACCTGTACACCAATTCAAAAAAGAACAAGCCAAAACTGTTTGGCAAGAATCAGTCAACGAAATAAGGACTTCATAAGATGGCCGGAAGTATAGCCGATTTCAAATCCAGTTTCACCAGAGACCCAGCACGTTCAAGTCGTTTTGATGTGCGTATTATTGCACCATTAACTTTGATTGCATCCACACTCACAACATCTAGGGAATTGACATATCGTTGTGAAAATGCTGAGTTGCCAGGTCGAACACTTGCAACAACCGAAAGAAAAACATATGGTCCTGTTGAAAAGTTACCATATTTGACCACATACAATGACCTAGACCTGACATTTATTGTCGATGACACAATGGCAACAAAGTATTTCTTTGATGGATGGTTAGAGTTAATAAACCCTAAAACAACAAACGATTTCAATTTTAGGTCAGATTACGCTACATCAATCTTCATCAATCAATATGATGTTTCAAACAAACTATCATATGCGGTTGAATTGATTCAGGCTTTCCCAATATCTATCAACCAATTAGACTTGGACTGGAGTTCAGAAGGTTATCATCGTTTGACTGTGACATTTGCATATACTGAATTTAGAAACAATTCCTGGAATCAAAATTCATTCTTTAATATATTTTAAACTTGAGGAGTTATTATGGCTTTACCAAAACTTGAAGTGCCAACCTATGAACTTGAATTACCTTTATCTAAGAAAACTATTAAATATAGACCATTCTTGGTCAAAGAACAAAAATCATTGCTGATGGCAATGGAATCTGGTGATGCACCAACAATTCAACACAATGTGCGTGAGATATTGAAAGTTTGTACACTCTCTGACGATTTTGATGTTGATGCCACACCAATTTTGGATGTGGAATATTACTTTATTAACCTGAGAGCAAAGTCAGTCGGTGAAATTGCAGAATCAAAATACCGTTGTAATAACGATGTTGATGGTAAACCTTGCGGTAACAGCATGGAATCAAAAGTTAATTTGATGGAAATTAAACCTGAATTTGTTGAAGGTGTCAGTTCAGAAATTAAATTGAATAATAAACTTATCATCAAAATGAAATATCCAGAATTCGGACTGGTAAAAGATACAATCGAATATGATAATATTGCTGATGTAACATTCAATATGATTGCAAAATCAGTTGAATACATTTTTGATGGTGAACAATTCTATTATGCAAACGAAACACCACCAGAAGAAATGTTGGAGTTTATTGAAAATTTGAACCAAGAACAATTTGAAAAGATTGAACACTTCTTCAACAATATGCCAAAGTTGAATCATAGAGTAAACATGAAGTGTTCAAAATGTGGTTTTGACCATTCGTTTGATGTGGAGGGCCTCGAAAATTTTTTCGGTTAACACTTCGTTATGATGATTTAAAGAATTATTATAAGACTAACTTTTCATTGATGCAACACCATAAGTATAGTCTGACTGAACTTGAAGGCATGTTACCTTGGGAACGAGATATCTATGTGACTATGTTAATCCAATATATTGAGGAAGAAAATCAAAAACTTAAAGAACGACAGAAGAATAAATGATAGAACAAGAAACAAAACGACCACGCAGCAAAATGGCCAGTGACTTTGTGCCAGATGAGGCCGTTTCTCCAAAATTAT